GCCCAGCACATTGCCCAGCACGGCGCCGCCGGTGTAGATCGTCTTGAATGCCACACCCAGCGCGGTGGCAGACTTCTCCAGCACGCCGGAACTGGCAGCGGCATTCTGAGCCTGACCGCTGAAGTTGTTCAGAACCGGCAGGACTTCCTTGGCAATCCCCAGGTAGAGCCCGTTGGCCGCGATCTTGGCCCGGTCGATGGCGTCATTGAACTCCCCGGCCTGAGCGGCGGTTTCGGTGCTGATCACCGCACCCATGCGCTGGGCTTCGGCTGTCAAGGCGGTAATGCCACTGCTGCCCTGGTTCAGCAGCTGCAGCAGCTCAGGACCAGCGGAGCGGCCGAAGACATCCATGGCCACCGCCGTTTTTTCGGCAGGCGACTCAATGGCAGCGATGCGGTCCGCCACCTCCAGAAATACCGACTGACTGTCGCGCAGCTTGCCGGTGGCATCGGTAACGCTGACGCCCAACCGGGCAAACATGCCGGCGGCAGCATCATTGCCGCTGATTGCATCCGCCATGCCGGCAGACAGCTTTTCAATGCCCGCCGTGTACGTGTCGATGCTGGATCCGCTGAACTGGGCGGCGTAGCCCATGGCCGTGAGTGATTCTACCGACTGCCCCGTGCGGGCAGCCATGTCACCCATGGCGTCGGCAAAATTGACGGCCTGCAGCACGCCGTCCTTGATGGCATCCAGCGTAAACGCAGCAGCCAGCGCCGCGCCCATGGCCTTCGCGCCGTCCGTGATCTTCTCGAACTCGGTCTTGGCGGTCTGCCCGGCCTTGCCCATGTCCTGCTGGAAGGCAGCGGTATCCGCGCCCAGCGTGACCATCAGGCTGGAAAGGACATTAGCCATTGATTGCTCTCTCTGTGAAGGCGGCTTCCAGTTCGGCATCCAGATCCGCCGGATCACGGTCCGGCTTTTCCGCGAACAGGGTGAAATCGAACAGGCTATAAGCCCGGGTGTCAGATGACCGGTTGACGTTGGCGATGGTGGCGCAGATGCCGGCGCTGGCGTAGTCGATCACATCACGCACCGGCTTCCAGTCGTCCAGCAGGCCCATCTGCCAAGCTGCAATCCACTCGGTCAGCTCGTCGCTGTCCACCGTGGCCAGCAGTTCCTTGACCGAACGCCCCAGCCGGGCCGCCAGCCTGAAGTAGAACTGGCGAACCGGCCGGGAAATCAGTTTTTTTCGGCGTCCTCAACCGAGGCCGGAGCCATGCCGTTGATCCGCAAGGCGGCAGCAAACACCGGCATCAGGATGTCAGCATCCAGCTGGGCCAGCTTCGGGATATCCTCGTCCGTGAACTCCAGTTCGCCCGCCTCATTGCAAACGGTCAGCCGCAGCCAGCGGGCACGGATAGTGCCGCTGTTGTCAGCCTTGCCCAGCGAAGCCTCGAACGCCTCGCGGGCAGCGCCGGACATGACGCGCACCCGCACGTCACCGGCCCGGGTGCTGACGATCTCGGATCGGAATCCGATCCCCAGCAGTTGTTCACGATTCAGGGTCATGGCCGGACCTTACGGGGTGATGGTGGACTTGGTGATGGCGCCGGACACATCCAAGGAAACCTTGGCGCGGATCTTGTCATCCTTCTTGCCCATGATCTTGAAGCCGGTGATCACCGCAGCAAACGCGAATTGCGTGGTGCCGTTGCTCAGTATCAAATGGAAATTCTTCTTGGTGCCAATTCCGGTACGCAGGGCGTTGATGTTGGTGTTGGCCTGGTCATACAGCAGATCCATGCCAGTGGCACCCGAGTCAATCACGGCGCCGCCGTCCTTTTCGGAGTAGTCGTCGTCCAGGGTGGTGATGTCGATCACTTTCGACTTTTCGTCGAATCCATCCCAGTCGGTAATCTGGCCGACGCTGGTAAATCCTTCAGTCGGGGTAGCGCCGTCGCCGATCTTCAGGACGGTGCCGTTGGTGTTGTGCGTAGTGGCGGTCATTGCGTTTGCTCCCAAATCAGGAAATCGAGCGACTTCCGAACGAGGTTGGTGGTGGAATCGTGGTCGTCCCGGTCCTGCTGGACGCGGGCGGAAATGTCGGTACGGGCCTCCAGCAGCTGGATGACGGTTTCGGCCAAGCGCGTGGTGGTTTCCACGTCATCGGCCCAGATGTCAATCTGCATGGCCACCTGGTTATGGCCGGTATAGCCCTCAAGCGCCTGCAATCGCTGGCTGCTGATCGGGGTGTAGGTGATGTACGGCGCGCCCGGGTTGGTTTCCGGGGCGACAAACGGCCACACCCGACCCTTGACCAATGGCTTCAACGCATCGGTCACGGCGGCATTGGCGCGGATGGTGGTGCTCATCGGGCATTCCCCTGGGCCTGAGCGGCCGATTTACGGCGGGCGCGCTCGATATTGTCTCGCAGTTTGTCCATGAAAATGCCCAGCGCCTCCGCTGACCGCGCCTCAAACGCGGGCCGCAGGAACGGCCGGGCCGCCATTTTGGCGGTTCCGAACTCCAGGAAACGGCCGTAAAAGGCATTGCCTTGCCAACTGACACCGACGTAAGCCTCGCCGCCGGTCAACTCGGCATACTTGCGACCCTTCAGCCGTTTACGGGCAATGTTCTTCCGCAGATTGCCAGGCTGTTCCAGTACCCTCTCGGTGGTGGTACCGGCTGCCGGTTGACCGGCTGCCGCCTTGCCACGCACTTTCTTTCCGCGCCGCTTGTACCGGTAGTACGGTTTTACAGCTTGCGGCGCCATGGCAATAGCGGTGTCCTGAATGGGGATGGCGGCGGTCATCAGCGCGTTGTACAGCGCCTTTCCAGCAACCGCATTGCCCAGTTCTTGCAGGGCCTCCTCCAGATCCGCCAAGCCGCTGACGGTCATGGTGGCAACCGGATCAGCCATCACTGACCCCGGTGGTGCAATACAGCTGCAGCTCCCGGTTTTGCTCTTCCGGGTTCAGCACGTACTGCACCGCGTAATTGGTGCCGCGATAAACCACGCGGCAGGTTTCGTCCACGTCCGCGCGGTATCGCAGGGTGATCTTGACTGTGACCTCGGCATGCAGCGCCTGGGCGACTTCCAGCGCACGGCCGGACAGCGGCTGCACACGCGCCCAGGTCTGGCAGATCGGCGCCCAGGCTTTCTTCTGGCTGCCCATCTGGCCGCGCGTTTCGGCGGGGCGCTCGATGGTCACCGGATGGCGCAGTTGGCCGATATCCATGTCAGAACTCCACCCGCAGCGAATCCAGCAGGCCGCCCACAAAGGGATACGGCACAGCATTGGCCTGCCCTGCCGTCACGGCCTGCCGCTGCTCGTACAGCGTGGCAATGTCCATCAGCATCCAGCTGATCATGGCGTCTGGCAAATCATCCGCCGCGACGCCGTAACCGGCGTCGTACCGGATCCGCACGGTCACGGCGTCTCCGGGGTTGGTAATCGTGACCAGCGTCTTCTGGGCGGTTTCGGTCAGGGTGTAGTCGTCGGTCGTCAACACCGTGGTGGTGCCGTCTTCCGCCACGCCCGTCACCGACACCATCTCCACAAAAGGCGGTTTCGGCAGCAGCAGCACTTCATCAATGCCGGCCTCCACCTGGTAGGTGGTGGTCAGCACCGCGCGGCCAGTCTCCTGGCTGCAACGCTCGGCGCTGGTACGCGCCAAACGCTCCAGCAGGCGATCTTCGTCGCTGGTGTCGGTATCCAGCCGCAGGTGCAGCTTGATATCGGCCATCAGCACGGGCAGAGCCGCAGCGGCCGTCACAACGGTCAGCTTCATACCGGGTTCCGTTCGTTGTAGGCGATCTGGTCCGGGTTGTCCGTGACCATGCCAACCTTCAGCAGCGCCTCAAAGCAGTGCGGCGGAAGATCCACCACGCTGCCCGCTTTCAGGCGGCTGCCGTCAATGTTCGTGCAGTCACACAGCACGGCAACACGCACCGGCTTGATGACTGTCTCGGTTCTCTTGGCCATGACTCAGGCTCCAGTGGGGCCGGCGAACCGGCCCCGCCGTCATCAGGAAGCGGCGTTGGCGTAGTGCTTGATGCAACCACCGGTATCCAGCAGGTTGCCGCCGGTGCGCATCCAGGCCAGATAACCTACTTGGCCCAGCTTGGCGTAGGCGCTGTCGGTGAAGCGGAACAGCTCGGCCTGCATCACATCGCGGATGTAGTAGAAGCTGAAATCGCCGAACAGGATGGACTTGGCGCTGGCCGCCATGGTGGCCACGTCGTTGTTGATCACCACCGGGTAGCCCAGGATGGTATCCGGCATCGGGTTGCCCAGGCCGTCATAACCCGGAATGAAAATCGGGCGGCCGGCGCTGTCCTTCAGCTTGCGGATGGCCGCCAGCGTGGCATCGTTAAGCATGAAGGCGCAGCGGCCCAGCGCGCGGTAGGCAACGTCCACCGAGTGCACCAGGTCGATCAGGTCTTCGTAGATCACCGTGGTGGTCTGGCCGCTGGCGCCGGTCTTGCCCAGGCTGGAGGCCGTCACCACGCCCTTGGGCTGGCTGCTGCCGCTGCCGGTGGTGAAGTAGGTGTTGGTCACGCGGCCCAGACGATCAGCGAAGCGACGATTGATGAACGCCTCGATGTCGATGTTGCTGTCCTGCAACAGTTCGAACGGCACGGCGATGATCTTGGAGCTGAACTTGTACACATCAAGAGCCGCAGTGCCGAAGGTGGGGTCTGCAGCCGTGGCGGTGGTGTTCTGGGCGATCAGTTCACCGGTTTCGCTGGTGCCGTCAGACGTCGGGAACGACAGGCTGTTGCCCATGTCGGTCTGGATGATCGTGGCCACCTGACGCACACCGCTGTAGTCCTTCAGCGCATCGAACAGGATGGAGGCCACATCGGACTGCACGGTGTAGCCGCCCTGGCTGCCGGTGGTGGTCGACATGGTGTTGCGGATCTCGGTCCAGTC